TAATTGACCATTTCGCACTTGCGCCATTCCAAGATCAGCTTTTACTATGTTTTGCGGTTGCCTTTTGCGGTCTGTTGGTTAATCTCGTGCGTGAGGGTTACTATCGCGAAACGGTAGGGGCGGAATTCGATATGCGTGATGTGCGCTTTGGCTTTTACGGCGGTTTACTTTATAGCCTTGGCACGGTCGCTATAATCACATTAATACTTCATAATTTAATATAAAATGAATCAGCAGGTTATCGATTTAAAAACGAGCGCAATGGCTCTAATGTTTGCTGCCGTGTCATTTAGCAACGTAGAGTCAGCGATGAAAGTTATCGCTTTCATTATTACCGTTGGATATACCGCTCGACGCTGGTACATTTTGGAGCAGAACAAAAACAAAGCGAATGAGGATTAAGATATTACGCGATACCTTAATGAAGCCGAGCGGCAAATGGGATAAACAAGCTCTTACGATGTTTGTATTTTCGGCCGCAACTTTGTTAACCGGTATCTATATCGTAATATCTGACTACTTCTTGCCGCGTGAGGTTAACCGTTACGCGATTGATGTGCTAATTGTATTCGCTGCGCTTTCTACCGGATCGTCTATCGTGAACGTGGTAAACAAACGCGAAGACCGTAAGTTTTTCGTGTCTGATAGCTACCCGCAAGATGGCGCTTATCATCCTGACCGTAACCCAAACAACATTTACAATGGATAATTTAACGCTTTTGCGAATTAAGACGTTGCACCCAAAAATTAGACAGCAAGTGCTTGATGCATATACGCATATAAATAACCGGCTTTTAGGTCGTGGCGTTAGGTTACGGTTTGCCTATTGCACGCGCACAATTGAATATCAGGATTATCTGTATTCACTCGGCCGAACCGAACTCTATAACGAACGCGGGCGGCGCATAAATATAGTCACTAATGCACGCGGCGGGCAGTCAATACATAACTACGGCCTTGCGTGGGATATAGTTATCCTTCTCGACCATAACAAAGATGGCTTTTTTGAAGATGCGCGTTGGGATACGCGGTCTGACTTCGATGGCGATGGCCGCGCCGATTGGATGGAAGCAGTCGACTATTTTAAAAGCATCGGGGCAACGTGGGGCGGAGATTGGAAGCGCTTTCCTGATCCCCCGCATTTCGAGATTAATTTTGGCTATACGTGGCAGCAATTACAAAAATTGCCGACTTTTACCGAAATTGTTGAGGGCGTAACTTATAAGTACCCTATCATATGAGATATTTAATCATTTTTTTCTGCGTTATTTTTTTAATCTCTTGCCGATCTGTTAAAATCTCAAAGGACAAAAGCAGCGAGCAGAAAAGCGAAACGGAAATAATCACGGCGCAAAGCAATACGGCACAAAATAACGATATACAAACGACGCAATCCGAGCAGACGACACAATATACCGATGAGGTCGAAATCGTGCCTGTAAATGAAAATAAACCTATCGAGATAAAAGACAACGCCGGAAAGGTTACTACCATCACAGGCGGCAAGGTTAGAATCGTAAAAAGCAAAAAAGACACGGTAAAAAATTTGTCAATTTCTGACAAGTCAACATTTAATCAATCGACCGAAATAAAAGCCATCAGAGAGGCGCAAAGCAATACCACAACACAAAGTAAGCAAGTCGAAAAGATACCGCATAAAACGCCGTTATTTTGGCGCTTGTGGTGGTTGTGGTTAATTATCGCGGTGCTGATTTACCTACGCATTAAAAACATAATCAAATTATGACAGAAAAGCAAGTTAACCGATACGCAGCCAATTACCACAGATACGAATTAAAAGCCTCGACAAGTGCAGCGGATTTCACGTTTATGTTAACTTCAGACTGGCACTTCGACAATCCCAAAACAAACAGAGCGTTATTATTTAAGCATCTCGACGCAATAAAAGTCAAAAATGGCTACATAATAATAAATGGCGACATGCTTTGTTTAATGCAGGGTAAATACGATCCGCGCAAAAATAAGTCGGCTATCCTTCCAGAGCATAACGGCGATGCGTATATAGATCTCGTCATTGATGACACGGCCAAAAAGATGCTACCATACGCGCATAACATCCTGCAAATCAATAAAGGCAATCACGAAACCGGTGTAAGCTCGCGACTTGAAACCGATATACTGCAACGACTTGTCGAAAAGATTAATACACTTGCAGGATCCAATATACAACTCGGCGAGTATATGGGATATATTACTTTATCATTCCATAACAACGGCACGCATAACAAGGCGTTAAACATCGCTTACGATCACGGGCATTGGGGTGGCGTAATTACAAAAGGCGCACTTTCTGTGGTTCGCCATTCATCTATTTATCCCGACGCGGATGTTGTTATCAGCGGACACACACACGATGGCTTTATTATGAATCATCCGCAGCTACGAATGAATAGAGCCAAGCGCGTTGTCGAAGTGAAAAACCAATGGCATGTAAAAACCGGAACGTACAAAGAAGAGTTTGAAAGCGGCAAAGGTTGGGCTGTCGAAAAGATCGGGATGCCGAAATATTTGGGCAGTTGCTTTATGAATGTCTATTATAACCGCAATTCGGATCTGGAATATAACTTCACGCTAACCTACTAATGAGTGACAACGTAAACCATCCCGAGCATTACGGCGGCGTAGATAATCCATTTGAGGCCATTAAAATAATCGAGGCTTACGATTTAAATTTCAATCGTGGCAATGTGTTGAAATATTTATTGCGCGCTGGGAAGAAAAACGACGAACTCGAAGATTTGCACAAGGCTTTATTTTACATAAGCCGCGAGATTGAACGGTTAAAAAATTAACCCCATCTTTTTCTATTGTATTCATTTTGATTTGAATTAAATTAGAATTTAATATTAAACTTTTCAATTGGAATATACCTTCTAACAGTATCGGCAGTTAGTTGCTGGTTTTCTTCTTTTGCCGCAACAGCAGCATAGGCAGCATCAGCAGTAGCAAAAGCAGCAGCAGCAAAAGCAGCAGCAGCAAAAGCAGCAGCAGCAAAAGCAGCATAGGCAGCATCAGCAGCAGCATAAGCAGCAGCATCAGCAGCATAAGCAGCAGCAGCAAAAGCAGCAGCAGCAAAAGCAGCAGCAGCATCAGCAGCATCAGCAGCAGCAAAAGCAGCAGCAAAAGCAGCATAAGCAGCAGCAAAAGCAGCATCTAATTCATCTCTTCCAATTTTACCTTCTCCAAATGCAATTGCTGCATCAACAGCGGCAATACTTCGTTGGTCCTGCATCAAATGCCTAACCGTGTTAGCGCAATGACCCTTTGCAAGGGTTATTAATTGTAAGTCATCAGGATTTGTTTTGGAAAAAAGCCATAGCAGCCAATCGCCTCTATGGCAGGTATTGTAGATTTCCTCCCAAGACTTTTCGCAAGCCCATCGCATAGCTTCTTCGCAAGCATCTAATTTTTGTAGTAGTTCTTTCATAACCTTTGTTGTCTTTTATTTTTTAATTACTTTTTGTATTCTATCAAATAACTTTTTTAAATCTTGTTCACTGTCAATAGACCACTTCTCTGTTTTTAAAACATAAAAACATTCTTCATCTCTATCAATTCCTAAACTAGATTCACATTCAATTGTTAAGAATTCAAATTCATCTGAACCTGAGAGACAGTTTGCATCTTGTGAGAACTCAAATGTTGCTCTTTCTAATAAAATTCCTTGTTCTTTCATATCATTTATTCTTTTTGGTAAGCAAACTTTTTTAACACTTCGTAAATCATCCGAGTGGCTTCTTGTACATTATCCGCCGGCAACCGAAAGGATTTCGTAACCGCTCCGGCTGCATACTTTTGCTTGCGGCCTGCATTGCGTGGATTCTTATTCATTATCTCGAAGTATGTAGTTAATTAATGATTGCCGCGCTTCTTCTTGCGTTTCGTAAAATCTACCCGAATTGTCATACAAATCATAATTGTCATCGAAAGCGCAATCTATTACGTGCGAATCGTTAGTGTGAGCGGTTAAAATTTTGTTGTCTTTTTCGAGCGTTACGATATAACTTCCGTAGCCTACTCTGCGATAATTTAGTGTTTCCATAATTGATAATTGTTTTAGTTTGATGAGGCAAATATAGAAACACTTTTTTAATTACGCAACACATAATTAAATTTTAACACTTTTTATTTTTTACGTCTATCATTTTCACATCAATATAGTAGTCACATTCCACTTCTTCGTATGCCGTGCGCGGCTCAAATCGGCAGTAAGATTGCCGCTCTGATTTACTCTCGGCTTGAAAGCGG